CAGTTTGTTAAACAATAACAAATCTTTTATACAAGTAGAGACTGTACTGTATATCAATGCCAAATATGGCACGACATTTGCCGCCAGTTATAACCAAACATTGTGTGCCCGCGATGTTGGCTACATTGTTGACGCATTGGTATACGATATCACCAATGGTGGAACTACTAGAACCATTGCGGCAGCACAGGCCTATAGAAGAAACGCCAGTGCTTTAATTGCCATAACAACTCAATTGACAGAAACGCTTGATGGTATCAATTACATCAACGAACTTGTTCAATTGATACTGCCAAAAACCGTTATCGGAGCTCCTAGTGTGCCGGCAGGCAGTGGAGCCACAGTTGGTAAACGAAATATATCAGGAACAGTTGGCGGAATAGTCACTCCCATCACACAAAATACCAGTGGAGGCACTAGTGAAGTTGGTGCTAACATACAGGTGGCAGATCTTGTTAATGGTATTATCAATACCATTGTGGGTGTTAATAATCCTCCAAAGCAGAACAAAGACATGGATGTGTTCATGTTGAATGACGGAACAATTTTGAGAAACATCACTGCTCAAGGACACGGCGGATTCATGTGTGTACTTGATCCAGAAGGTCAAATACAGACTAAATCACCTTATTTCCAAACCTTAACAAGTCTAAGCGGTAGTGTTAATAAAAAGGCATTCCGTGGCGGTATGTTTATTGACGGATTCAGTGGAAACTTACCAGCAAGGATTATTGGAAAAAATTCTATTACAGAACTATTGTTGGATGGGCTCATTGTGAGATCGCCGCAAGTTCCCAACAGTTTTTATATTAACGGTGCTCGTTATCAAATCAATGCTGTTGAAAGCTACAATCGTAGCACCGGCACTTGTACAGTACTGCTTGACATTGCCACTCCTTATTCACCAGCATACACGGTGCCTGTTAGCATTATAATAGAAACTGCTGGTAATAGAAGTATGTTGTCCAATGACTTTACACAGGTCAATGACTTGGGTTATGGACTTGTTTGTACCAATAACGGAATTGCTGAAGCAGTTAGCGTATTCACATACTATAACTGGACCAGTTACTATGCGCTTAATGGTGGACAAATTCGAAGTTTAAACGGATCTAGCTGTAACGGAGAATACGGTTTACGTGCTGCAGGCTCAGATCCAAATGAAGTACCTGATCCAGTTGTACTTGGCGATACCATGGTACAAAATGCCAAGGTATATTCCGAAGGTTCATTTGCCAGTAAAAATTTAGCAGAAGATCAAAGCGTGTATATTGATTTTTATACTTACGCTGGGCTAACTATTCAGCCTTCCATTTATAATGTCAGCGAACTCGAAGTGGATCACAGTAATAAAAAGTCTAGTCTTGTTGCCAATACCACTACGTTACCTAACAACGTTACCATAGCGGCGGCAGGATCAGGATACGCCGCAGGAGAGTTTATTACCATAGTTGGAGGAACAGTGTATCCAGGTGGTACTGTAGCAAGACTAAGAATTGAAACTGTCAACGGTGGTGGTGGTGTTACTAGTGTTTCAGTATCCGATGGTGGATTATACAGTGTAAGTCCTGCTGGAGTGTGGCCCACAGTTAAAGGTGTTGCCATGGCCACTGTGGCAGAGTCTCCAAGTGCTGGTACACTGTGTACTATCACAGGAACATTCCTAGGTAACATTGATCGTTACGAAATAAGCAACATAGAAACAACCACGGATTTTGGAGAAGGTGTAGGGCCAAGCGGCGCCATCGTTGCTGCAGGTTCGTTTGTTATTGGCTACAGGTATACTATCACTAGCCTTGGTGGAACAAATTGGAATGCTATCGGCTATGTTGGAACTCCGATAGTTGGTGGAACATTTATTGCCACAGGACTAGGCAGTAACACAGGTATCGCGAAAGAAGCTAGAACAGTCGTAAAATTAAATTTGAATACCGCCAGTAGAGCTGGACTAAATGCCCCGCTGGACAATAATCAAATTGTTACAATACGTGGACTACAAAACTTTAGATTTACTGGAGTTGAAAGAGTTAGACCAGTGCGGCCCAGCACGGCATTGGAATTTACAAATGCTGATTTACAAGGAACTGTTTACAGAACACTTTCATATCAGTTGGCTTATCCCACTGGTGAAAGTTTACAAACAACTCGAACTGTACAATATGTACAGCGTGTAGGAAGTACAGCAACTATTACCACAACTACACCTCATGGCTTGACTAGCGGTACAAGTGTGAATATTACCATAGCCACAGTGGCTGGACTTACTAATACCTCATTTAATACAACTTCATCAGTGTCAGTAACATACGTTAGTCCAACTGAATTTAGTTATTTAAATAGTGGTACTGCTGTGTCAGCGGGAACGGCTGCGGTCGGCAGTATCAGTTATGGTGATCAAGCTATTCTATCATTTGATAACAGTTTCGATCATGTAATTATTCAAACTGATCCTACCAAGTTAACAGGCGGTTATGGAAGTGCAGTGGGCGATGTAAAGATTGCTGTGGTAGAAATAACCAGTGATTCAACTAAGGCCAAACTGAATGCTGGAGATAAGGTATTCTGCTGGGATGGTAGAATGCACGTTGTTACAGGATATGTGGTTGCAGTTGGTGCCACGCCCGCACATATAACTATACAATCAAGTCCCAAGGCATGGGGTGCTGGAACTATTATAGATCCAACCACTGATCCAACTGCCACTGGTATACGAACTGTATTCACAGAAACAAGAAGTACTACATTGAGAGCAAGTTTACAAGCAAGTTCTCCGGGTGAAATTACTGTTAATATCAGTACATGTCGTGCTACAGGTCATGACTTTTTAGACATAGGAAGTGGAGGGTTTAACACCACCAATTATCCAAATAACTTATTAGGTGCGCCAACGCAAACTCCTGTAAGAGCTAACGAAGCTGTAGAAGAGACTTCAGGTCGTGTATTCTACGTAAGTACAGATCAATTTGGTATTTTCCGTGTGGGTAAGTTCTTTACAGTTGACCAAGGAACTGGTACCGTTACATTTGCCGCTTCGATTGCCTTGAGTAATCTAGACGGTATTGGATTTAAACGTGGTACTGTGGTTAAAGAATTCTCAACGGATTCTACCATGACTGACAATGCTGACGATACTGTGCCAGTAGAAAGTGCTATCAGAAGTTATATTGACAAGAGATTGGGCTATACACACGGTGGAGCTGTTGTGCCTGCAGCTGACAGAATTCCAACATTGACTGGTGGATTCTTATCAGTATCCAACTTCCCACAACTGAGTGCTGATTTGGATATGGGTGGCGGTGGAACAAACCACAGAATTTTCAATCTATCGCTTACACCAATAAGTAACGATGAAGCTACTTCGAAAGCCTATGTGGACTTACAGGTCGCGGCTTTTGATCAATTGACAGAACTAAAAGAAGTTAATCTAATGACTCCCAGTGCCGGGGACATCATGGCGTTTACTGGTGCTGGCAAGCATGTGATCAGTACCAGCTTCAGTGGAGACATTGGAGGAACATTTACCAGTTCAAATACGTCTACCATAACTGCTGATTATCTGCTGGCAAGTACTGCCAGTACTATTACCATAGTGGACATTGCTGGATTCCCAAGTTCAGGTTTTATAAAAATTGACAGCGAAGTATTTCAATATTCAGGAACAACTCCTGTGTCAAACCGTTTTGACGGAGTGACACGAGCCAAGTTCTTGACAGTGGCAGCGGATCATTTGACTGGTGCCACTGTGATTGGGTTGGACAATAGCAGTATTAATTTACAAATACAATCAGGAGCGATAGAGAACACAGATATCAATGCTACCGCAGCCATTGACCAAAGTAAATTAGCAATGGTCATTGCTACCACACGGGCAAGTGCTCCAACTGGTACTGCTGCTGCCAAACAGGCAGCAAGTGGTTTGGCAAGTTTCGATAGTGCTAACTTTGAAATCACAGATGGCTTTGTGGGTATTAAAGCAAGTGGGGTTGCCTATACTGAATTAGCTGATATTGCCGATGGAAAGATTCTTGGCAACTTTACTGGTGCTGCCACTTATCCTAGGGAAGTTAGCACAACTGACATTGTGGTAGACGGTATTAACAGTTTGTTTACCGCAGTGGATGACGGTGCCTTTGTAATGACTCGTCGATATGACAGTTTGAAAACGTCATCTAGCTTTATTACCATAACAGGTGTTGCCATAAGTGGATCTGGAAATTTCTTGGATATTCCAGTAAGCAGTATTTCTGGC